ATAATCGGACGAATGAACCAACGTGTCACGGTTAGGCCGCAACACTTCTTCATTCATGAAATTTGCCTGTGTTTCCGGGGGGTTAAATGACATGAAATTCCAGTACAGGGAGCCGCCGCGCCTTGCAGACTGCAAGACGGAACGGATCTCCTTCATACCGGAAAACTGGTCTGCTTCTTCAAACCACGTTATACCGAAATACCCTTTCGGGGCCTTGATAGACTTGATTTTCATAGGGTCATCAAGCCCGCGAAAGAGTATCACTTGCCCGGTTTCTATTCTCTTTATCTGCATTGGGGAAACACGGCAAGTAAATTCATCATTCAAGCCCAGCTTATCAATGGCAAACTGCATCTGCCCGAACACACTGTCACGCAAGGTTTTTGCGGTTTTACGCACAATCAGGGCGTTCACGTCCGGGTGTTCCAGCATGATAATGGGGATAGCAAAACCGATGAAAGAAGACTTTAGGGAACCACGTCCGCCCTTCAAAATGTAATTGGAGTGTTCGTGATTCACCACATCTTCCAGCAATGGGTCATAGTTCGGGGCAATCAGATCTTCGATGAATACATCATTCATCCGTATCACCGTCCGGGTTGTTCAGCACTTCCGCAACCTTCCCGGCCACGGCTTCTCCGATCTGGTCAGCCGCTTCACCCGCCGCTTTCATCGCCTCAACCACCGCGAGCCTGTTCGCCGCCCGTGTAGCCGCATCTTCCTCGCTCTCGTCCTCGTGGGGCTTTTCTCCCCGGATGAGGTGTATCCGCACCCCACCGGAATGCTCTAGTGCATCTGCATCTGCGGTCAGGGTCAATCCCTGCATGGCTTCCTTGATTGCATCCTCCACACCGGCCATCCTGCACAGCCAGTCACGGGCTTCTTTGTCACCGTTCAAGGCCATCAGCATTTGGGTGTACACAAGCTGTGCAATCAGGGGAGCGCCGTCTTCCTGTAGCTGTTCCGTGCTCTGCATCTTGAGAACGTCAATCGACTTGGCACGGCCCTTGCTGTTGAGATTCAGCACCGCCCGCACCGCTGCGCGGATATCCGCGTTCCGCTTGCGTTTCTGATTCGTTGTTTCAGCGGATTTACGGCGGATCTCATACTCCTCCTCTGGGGTCAAAATGCCGGAGCCGAGGGGCTTTAGGTTCTTGTTCTGAGGACGTTCTTTCTTCTTTTCACCTTCCACACACCTCACCTCCCATCATGCCAAAAATACAAACGGGACAGGGCTTGCGTTGCCCTGTCCCGCTGTTTGGTCTGTGTGGTTATTTGGTCTTCTTGGGGGTCTGTTTCTTCTTCTTCGCCGGAGCCTTTCTCCGCGCGGGAGCGTTTCCGTCATTCTGGGCCGCTAACGCTTCCGCAAATGCTTTCGCTGCACCCTTGGGAATCTGGAGCTCCTTGTAGGTCTTAGCATCGGCCATAATCAGCACCTCCTCTTGTGCCGGTTTCATTATAGCAAAATAAATTGACTTGTCAAGTTTTTAGTTTACTTACGATAAACAAGCGCGGAACGGTCAATAACATTGTAATATGTGCTGGAGTCGTTCGTACCGTCATAAATGACGTTATAGCCCATCGCCAGCGCCCATATGCTCATGTTGTTACCACGGAATTTACTGCCACTGCTGACATATCCGCCCACCGCACGTGCAAATTTGGGATGCGTCTTTGCAAACGCCGCCGCTTGACGTGCAAGCTGTGTATCCGATATCACCCGTGCTGTTGCGGGGTTCAACACCGCATTGACTGTCAAACTGCCATAACCGGTATTTGCACCGCCCGTCTGAGCGAAATAGGTTCCGGCCCCATACGCCTGTCCGCCGTGTTTGCCGCCGATATAATTAAACTTACTGTACATCATCATATCCGCAACATTCTGCGCCGAATAGGAAAAATTAACGCCCATAGCGTTAAACTGAATCGGCTTAACGCTACGAGCGAGAACCTGTGCTTGTGAAATATTATTGTCCTGCATAAACTGCTGGAAAGACGCACTATCCAGCACCTGTGGCAAGGCATTCAACCCGGCCTGATAGACAAACTTCTGCGTTGGATCATCCGCGTCTGCAAGATGGTTCGGCATAATGGCGTTTTTAGAATCATTGACCAACTGCGCCAGATCATCGTCACTCATCTGTGACAGATTCGTCAATGCACCAGGTTGTACCGGTGTATTCTGATCATTTGGGGTCTGATTCGCATTCGCCGGGTTCATCGTGTTCACCGGAGTCTGCGGCTGGAGCGGAGGCGGATTGCTCTGCGGTGTAGCTTGTCTCTGCGGAGGCGCTGGTGTGGCTGGCCGCGTTACTCCGCTATTGTGGGTCTTGTTGGAGGCCATCCGTCATCACCTCTTCTTTGTGGCGGGCTTCTTCGCTTTCTTGCCAGCGGACAATTCCTTGTTCAACGCAGCAATATCGGCTTTCTGCGCCGCCGTCAAGGGGCCAGCTTTAATACCGTACCCTTTGGAAGTCCAGCGGTCTGTTCCATCCAGACGGTCTTTCTTCGTCTTCGTTGCCATGCTTGCTCCTCCTTATCCGAGTTCAATAACAATCGTGATCTGTCTCCGGTTGCGGCTTCCAGGAGGGGTTCCTTCCGCGCGGGCATTCGCCACCGGGGACACCTTCAATCCCACAACCTTCTGCGACTGTTTCGGGGCCGCGATAATCTCACCCAAGCGGCCACCGGGGCCGTCGCCGGGCATAAACGCCTGTGCGCTTGCCTTTGCCCTGTATTCAATCCGCACTTCACGGGTTGTAAAGGTCGAGGGGTCTTGCGCGTTTTTGAAATTGTTGTAGGACGCTGACAGAAACTTATTTTCTGTGAATGTCTTACCCACAAGCGCACGTTGCAGCTGAGCCTCCGTCATGTTGGTAGTTTTGCCGTTGATACCAAACTGCGATAACAGACGGTCAACAAAACTGCCGTGATCGTAACGCTGGAGATTCAGATTATAACCGAGATTGTGCATTGCGTCCATAAGCCCGTCCCTCGTTGCTTGATGTGTCGGGGACATGGGCAAGTTATTCATCATTTCCCAGTTCATGTTCTGAGAAGGGGAATGCACACCGTCACCGCCGTACATTGTCGGTTCCGGGCTTGCCACCAGATAGTTTTGGCGGGCAACTTCGGAGTCAATACCGAATTGCTGTCTCTGGAAATACCCACGCCCGTTATACAGGTCATGATAATCCGCGTCATCGTGATCCGCAAACTGTCCATTGTTGGCTTGCTGTGCCTGTTGCGCTGTTGGCACAACTTGCTGGGGCTGGGATTGCTGAATCGGAATATTTGTGGGCTGTGGAGGCGCGGCAGGGTTCACAGCCGCCCTCTGTGCTGTGGTGTTACGCGGATTTGTAACACCGCTTCCACGTGATTTATTTGAGGCCATTTTCTTTGATCCTCCTCTTGATCTGACTTGTCATCGTGTCAATCTGACAGATAATGTTTCCCTTCATCCCGTCAAACACGCGGCCATGTACAATGATCCCGGAGGGGTTCAGCCTGTCCAGCATTTCATTGTAGCCGGTCATGAATGACGTGCTGCGTTCTTCCGACATTGCGCTCCCGTCTGTGGATACCGAGACAATGCTGTCTGTGGGGAATCCATCAAAACAGTATTCAAACGTGTCCGGGGCTCCCCACATAATTGTGGGAATCACCGTCATGCCGTAACACTGCCAATAACAGGCCAGCCACATGTTCCGGTAAACGTTCCAGATTTTCGCCGCTTTCGGGAAATCGCTGTAAACGGAAAAATCCGGGGACATAACCGCCGCATAGCTTTTCAAGAGGGGGATGTATCGTTCCGGGTCTGCCCACAACCGCTGGAATTGATAATCATCAAGATAAAAATGCAATCCGGTTTCCGCGCGTTCCTCTTTGTCCGTACCACGGGCAAAATTGAAACTGATCCAGTTTTTCACCGCGCATTCAGTCACGGGGAGCATTTTCGGAATATCGTATTTTCCGGCCCGGTTGATAAACGTTGCCAACTGGAGGTTTTCCCAGTTGCGCGTCCGCTTGTATAGTTCGCTACTCGTTGCCATGCGCCGCGCGTCCGCCTTTCATAATAGTGCAGGAGGGCATAAATAAAGCGCTCAAGCCGTCCTGCCCACAACGGCTCAAGCGCTACGAAATCGGCATAAAAAAGGGATACCCTGACGCGGCAAGGAGGTGTAAGAATCCGCGCCCAGCCTGTTTGGGTATCCATCCGTTTTCGCAAGTCTATCATAAATGATAGGCCCGCTCTGAATCAAGGGGACAAACAGGGACACTTTTTCACCGCCTCACTTTCACACTGTTTCACTTCATCCGTTCAATGCTTCCGAATGTACCGGTAACACGCCTTTCTCACTGTTTCGGGCAAATATCCCGCGCCGATACTCGCGGCCACCTGTTCCCACGGTAAACCATTCACAAAACGCAACGTGAATATCTGGCGCAAATGGGAATCATCCACCGTCCCGATATACTGCTCCAGCCGATCACGTTCAAGGATAATCAAGGTCTGTCTGGCGCTGATCCTTGCGGTCAGGTTCACAAGCGCATCATGCTTCTTACTTAGCGCCGCTTCCAGCTTCATGATATGCTCCACCGTGTTTTCAACGGGGCTGTGTACGTCTGATCCATGCGGCAATCCGTCAAGGTTCGGGGACGCTAAACCATCCATGTTTCGCCGGAGATCTTTAAGCTCCATCGTATCCCGTTCTATCTGCGCTTCAAGGTCTGCAAGCTGTTTTTGGTTCATCTCCACTTCACGGTTCAGCCAATACAGCTTTGACAGTTCTTTTACGGTCATGTTGCACCACGCTCCTCTAATTGATCTTTGATATACGCGTTCCATTTGTGCGTATGAACAATGGTTATATAAAGCCCGCCACGGAAAAGGATTGCCAGCCGTTCACGCAAGGTCAGCGGCAACACCTTTTCAATCACGTACTGGCCACTTTTCCAATTTGACGTTGTTTTTATGGGATACAAGCGCTCCTTGTACCGCTTCACCGTCAATGCATCCATCAAGCACCACCACGCTCCTTTGCTTTCGTCCACTTCGCTTTTAAGGCCATCAAAAGGGCCTCCTGCGTCCGTTCTTTTCCGGTCAGGGATTTTATCACATCCTCATCCACACCGCCCTCAACGGTCAAAATATGGACGAATACGGGCCGTTCCTGTCCCTGCCTGTGCAAGCGCTTATTCGCTTGCTGAAAATGTTCAAGATTCCACGTCAAGCCAAACCAAATGATGTGGTGTCCGCCCGCTTGCAAGTTCAAACCGTATCCGCAACTGGCAGGATGGGCCAGCAACACGTCAATCTTGCCCGCGTTCCAATCCTCCTCATCACGCGCATCCGCGTACACGCGCACGCGGGGCCGAGAAGCTACACCCGCGAGGGCTTTAAGCAGCCGATCCCGGTCATGCTGAAACTGATAGAACACCAGCACCGGCTCGTTGATCTGTTCCACGGTTTCAAGGAATGCCTCCACCTTGCAATCATGCAGTTCATGTACCTTGCCCTCCTCGTCATATACCGCACCGTCACACAGTTGCAGGAGCTTCCCGGTCAGCACACCCGCCGTTCCTGCGGTCACCCAGTCATCTTCCGACACCTTGAGCAACTGTTCCCGCTCCAGTGTGTCATAGGTCTTCTGGGCCGCTTTATCAAGCTTCACGGGGATCTCTTCTACAATGCAGTCCGGCAGTTCCAGATAGTCCGCTGCTTTCATGCTGATACAGATATCCGCTATCTCGCTGAATATCACCTTATCCGCACCGGGTTTCAGCTTATAGCTCCACACCTGATAACCGTTGCGCTTGTCCGGCAGGAAATACATGTCCCGGTAAACACTGATCGTCCGGCCCAGCCGCTTCCCGCCATCAAGCAGGAATATCTGGCTCCAGAGGTCAGTCAGTCCATGCGGGGCCGGGGTTCCGGTCAATTCAATCAGCCGCTTGATTTTAGGCCGTACCGCTTTCAAGGCTTTGAACCGTTGCGCTTTGGGGTTTTTGAAACTGGAGGATTCATCCAGCACCACACAGTCAAACGGCCACCGCAAACCAACCTGTTTCACCAGCCATTGCACGTTGTCCCGGTTAATCACGTAAATATCCGCATCACGGGCAAGCGCGGACAGTCTTTCTTTTTCCGTTCCCAGTACCGTTTCGACACGTAAATCTTGCAAATGTTTCCACTTTCCGCATTCTTTCCGCCATGTTGCTTCCGCTACCTTCTTCGGGGCAATCACCAGACACCGCCCCAGTGACCATCTTTCAAACTTCAATTTCTGTATCGCGGACAGCGTAATCACCGTTTTTCCGAGGCCCATATCAAGAAAAAGCCCGCAAAACGGATGCTCCATGATAAAGTTTATGCAATCCGTCTGATACTTGTGCGCCACAAACTCACTTGCCACCTGATCCACCTCTTCTGCGCTTCACTGTCTCCGCGCCCCGTGTAGCCGCTCCCGTGTTCCGCGTCCTCGCCATCCCGCTGATCATCACGCACAGCTGCACCACCTGACCAACCGCCTCCGGGGAATCCACGCACCCGGCCACCCGGAATCCCATCTTCCGAAATTGCTCCTGCACAAACAACTGTCTCTGCCGGGGCTGTTCTCCCGGCTTCTTCAATTCCGCGAATACCACCGCTCCACCGGGCAGGAGAATAATCCTGTCCGGCACACCGGTATATCCGGGGGAAACAAACTTCAAACACTTAGCACCCGGCACTGCTTCTTCCACCCGCCGCTTTAACATCTGTTCGATGTTTCGTTCATCCATCCGATCACCGCCCGTCTTTATTACTTTCTCGCGCGCGCGTATATACATGCGCCACATGGGCGTGTACATGCGCTATATGCGCCCTAAATACGTCATTTATATACTCTATTAGTAAACTATGTAAGAATGTAAGAAATCATCTTAAAACATAGTATTTTCAAGGATTTTTCATCTTACATTCTTTCTTACATTCGTCTTACATTCTTTTTTGAATGTAAGAAAAATTTTTTGGCGTTTCTTACATTCTCCAGAATGTAAGATGAATGTAAGACCATCTTACATTCCGAATGTAACACGTTACGCGCGGATAAACCCGCGCTGGGCTCCGTGCTGTGGGATGTAAATCACGCCCGCGTTCTTCCATCCGGGGATACTCGCAAGGATAGAATTGATCTCCCGCGTTTCACTCTTTTTCGCTTTTTCATCCATCGGGTGACCGTACAGTTCGCGCCACACTTCCGCCGCGCAAATTGTCTGCCTGTCCACCAGATTGATGGATGCATCCTCCGCCTTGATACCACCCGCCCAGAAATCACGCCGCCTGTCCACGGGCCACTTTGCCCAGTCATCAGGAATCTTCCGGGCCACAAACTCCGCAATGACACCTTCCTGTATGGAGCGTTCCCTGTGGGCTTCCTGCTTCACCATAGCAGCTTCCGCCGTATCACCGGACAAGAATATCTGTTCACCCGTGATAAACCGGAAATACGCTTCCGCCCACACCTGATCAATCTCATCTGAGGTCAGGTCATTAAACACGTCCTTTGTGGGCATCTGCGCCCGTGTATCCACGGGCCAGAAACGCCGGTTGCCTGTGGTATCCTGCAAGAAATCAATGTTGTTGCACGTCCCGAAAAACACGCATCTGCGCTTAAACTCCGTCACATTGCGCCCGTATGCCTGTCTGTACCTGTCCGAGGTCAGGGACAGAAATTGTTTAAT